GTTTCCCAGTCACGATCGCAGTCCATTTACAAACAGTATTTGCAAGGTGCTACCAGAAGCATTTACAAAGGTTTTGGTAACATACTGCTCATTACTGATAATGCCGGGGGGAAGGTAGGTGTCATAAGAAGTCGGTGCTTTCAGATTAACTGCTTTCAATTCTTTTTCAAGACCTGCGGTATTCAAACCACCGGCAGCAAAACCTTTTGTATCCTCTTCTTCGGAAAACATAAGCTCTTCATCAGAAAAAGGAAGCTCATCCCCCTCTTCCATAAGAGGTTCATCAGAAGGTTGACCACCTATTCTACCACCCTTATCTAAGGAATGCAAGGCTTCTTTTGCTTGGTTCCTCAAGTCTTCAAAGAACTTCAGTCCATAATATTGTAGAACATCAGCGGGAACAACGTATTCTCCCTCTGAAAGCTTCACATCAATATCGTCCCTGACTTCTTTGGCAGTACTACCCGGAGGGATTTCATTACCAGACACAGGATCAACCTCAAGGTTTTCTTCAGCCATGCCACCGTCTGCCATAAAGGCGAATTTCATTTGGTCGTTCATAGGTTTTACATAGCCCCCTTCATTGAACCTGATTTCTCCGTCTCTTACTTTGCTGATATCAAGGATAGTTATTGTACCAGACTTACTTTTAATCCTGTTGTAAGTCTCTTGGGCAGACTCTAAAGCCTCTTCATTTTTTGGTCCCCACTTCTCCTGTCGTTTCTCCAGAAACTGTTGGACTGTGTTGGCAAACTTTTCTTCCAGTAGCTCTATCGTTTTTGCAAACTCACGTTCAATATTATCTTCTTGCTCATAAGCACGATCCCCTTTATCGGATATTTTTGAGATATCGTCTTGAGCCTTTATTTTTGAGATATCGTCTTGAGCCTTTTCTCTAGCTTCTTGTATACCCTTGTCTAACTCAACTCTGTGGGGAGCAACAAGAGCTTTTAGTTCTTCATCAGCAGTTTTCTTAAGCTCTGTTAATCGGTCTAGCTCCGCCTTATACACTGACGCATCTCCTTTTCCAGATGAAAAGGATTTTTTACTGACCTTAATGTCAACACCTTGTTCTCTTTCAAGCTCTTTAAGAACCTTGTTAAGGGAGTTTTCATAGGTATTTTCCAAAGCTTTTCGAGAAGCCCCCTGACCTTCCCTTGCTATTTCCAGAGTATCTACATCAGGAAAGACAATTATTTTGAAACCTTTCTGCTTAGCATCAGAGATAATGGTATGGACAAGGGGACGAACATAGTCCGTTACCCCAGAGACGCCAGAGTTAGTTGTCTCCCCAAGGTTTACTGCGTCAGACTGAAGTTCTTCAACAAGGATATACTCCCCCAATTGAGGGTTATCCCTAATACTCAATCGGGTGTGGGCTATGGTATTTGGGTTGAAGTGATTGTCGGAACTCTGATACCCCGGCATGTCCAAAGATAGGGCATAGTAATCCCTTTCCTTACCAAAGAAACCTCCTTCAGGTATTCTTTGTGAAGACCAATACTTATCACTTCTGCTGACACTGGGTACATCGCTATGATTTATGAAGTGGTCAATCGCTTCATCTCTTGAGTACCTTTTATTTGGGTCAATAGAATCCAGAGCTTCTTTGATAGAGGCTTTCCTGATTTTAGAGTTTTTGTTGAGAGAGGAAATCAGGTTTGCCCCGGTCATACCCTTTTCACCATAAGGTAATCCATCTACATAGTTTAAAGCAGGGCTATAAAATCTTACTCCCCAAGAACCACCGTGTAATCCGCTTTCTCTGAAGAGCTTAAACTCTTTGGGGTTATCTACGTCAATTTTGTCAGAAACCCACTCATCATCACCTACAGTGATATCAGAATCACCGCCGTCATCAGACCTCCAGAGGGGGGCTTCTTCAGAATCTGCAATTTGATTAATCCTGTCTACTTCTTCCCTAAGAAGGTCGGCCCCATCAAAATCATTATCGTGGATTCTCTTAAAGTCAGGTTCACCTAAGGCATCTTCAACCAGTTTGTCAGCAGCTTTCTTGACAACAGTAGAGGAGAGAGGGACAGCAGGGGTTACACCAAGAACATCACCAATAGTACCCTCACCACGAACGGTCTTAGCCACAGACTTATAAGCTGCAACTGGAGCTTGCTTGATAGCTTCACCAACATCACTTAGACTGGGGAGGGGCATACCCTTGTCCACCCAACTTTTGACGCCCTCTACTACCTTCTTACCAGTAGTACGCCTATCTCCCTCTGGCTTGACCGTGTAGGTCTTACCTTGGGGAGTACGGTACATGACATTACCCAACTCATCCTTGCCCACTGGAATGTCATCTGGAGTGGCAAACGAGGGTCGTGCAAGGCCGGGAACATCTTCCACATCAAGGGGCTTCTCATACCAGCTACCCCCCGCTCCGTGGGTCTTGTCCTCAACCTTACCACCCTCGGCATAACCGAAGACAGTCTCTACGAACCAGTCCTTATTACCCGCTTTGCGTGGCATTCACTTCATCCCTAAGATAAAGAAGGTTTTTCAAGGCTTGTATTTTACCTTGTTCCCTGTAAACATCGTGCATATCAGTTGAGACTGCAAGACGATTATATTCAACCTGAATCCTAGCATTGATGTAATCTTCAAACGAAGTCCAGATCGTGTGGTTGTTGACCAGTAGCTTGAGTGACATTAAATGGGTACTCCACCATTACCGCCGGGGTTACCAGTAAAGCCATCTTCACCGGGAACTGGAGACTGACCTATGCCAATGTTACCGTTGCCTGCTCCAGAGGTATCCTGCGGGTTAGGGGGTCCACCGGGAGGGGCAGCAGGAGCTTGGCCTGAAGCAGCTTGATACTTCTCGATTAACTTGGCTTGCAGGGCAGCGTCTGCAAGATTGTTAGTCACCTTATCAGGATCAAGGTCCATCGACTTAGCAATCTCCCTGAGGATATAATCCATCTTCATCATCGGGGCAGTGGCAGGACTCATACCAACTTGCATGAACTGCATCAGTCGTTGAGACCTAATCTCATTAGCCATTAGGCTTTCAGTACCACGAGCTTTGACTTCCAGATCACCAACAATGTTCTCATCAAAATTGAACTGCATGTTGAAGTGGAAGAGAGCCTTGCCCAAGGGGGCAAGCAGGTAATCATCGAAGTTCTTGACCACTGTACGGATGGCACCGTTAGCAGCAGACATAAGCATCGAGATACCAGACGAAGTTCTACCCACACCAGTAACACCAGTTTGTCCATGAGCAAACGACGCAAGACCAGTGGACTCATCAGCAAGCTGGCGGGCTTTATCGAAGAGTTGCAGGTTCTCTTGCGAGACGTTGGGGAACTTGGTACCGAAGATCGCCTGTCCGGGTGCACCACCAGAGCGACGCCAAATCTTGCCGGGGTAAACCTTCATGTCCTGACCGGGGACAAGATTGTTCTCATCCACTTCAATCATGATGTTACCAGACAAGGCAGCGTTATCGACAGCCAGTCGCATGAACCCGTTCATCAGAGTTTGAGTATCATCCATGTTCTCAGCAATACCCACACCAAAGATGCTGTAGGGGTTCACTTCATACGGGACGATGTAGTAAGGAATGTACTCAGGTTTATAGGGGTTCAGAACAAGGCGGAGAACTTCACCATTACAAATCCAGCAATTGATACTAACCTGATCACTGTCCCTCAGTTCGGGAGGTAGTTTCAAGCCATGCTCTTCGAGCACGTCAGTATCCACAAAGCCCCAATATTCAAAGGCTTCAAAGCGTTCAACCTTGCCACCCTCAGTTTGCCCCTCCTCAATATGGCTTTCCCACCACTGCTCGACGTAGTTCTCACCACGTTTGATGGCAGCTTCAATAGCTTTCTTACGGAAGAAGGGGCGAGAGCCAAGTTGCCTCAGCTTAGTCCTAGACAATTTGTGTCGTTCAATGAAGTGCTCACACTCCGACATGCACGAGGCATCCGGGTCAGGGTACGAGTTCCAGATACTCACATAGTCAAGGTAGGGAATAGTCTTGTTGATGGGAGTGTACTCACCCTTCTCACTCCACTTGGCGTATTCCTTATTGTCAACGAAGGGGCCTTTCATAACCCCACTACCAAACAAGCAAGACTCGAAGGCAGTACTCCTCAGCTTCTTGTTGGCTTCATTCTCATCCAACTGGTCAAGGATTTTCTTCTCCATTGACTTGGCTGCAATGTCAGCAGGATGATAAGTCACTTGGCTAGGGGTAGTCCCCGGGCCTTCTTTCAACTTGTCCATAACTGGGGCAAGGGTTTTCCCGAGGGGGCCAAGCCTCTCTTTGAGTTGCTGTCTGGTCTCTCCCGGCCTAAGCTTAGGCATTTCTTGGGGTTCCTCGGCAGAGGTCGCAGGAGACTCTTGCAGGTCAAAGTGCACCGCGTCTGCGATGCCCTCGGGAAGAACGGTGGGGCTGACCCCGATAGGAAACTTATCAGAGCCAAAGAGTACATCTACAATTTGGCCATATGAAGCGAGAACCTTAGTCTTGGTTACTTTGACAAAGACGCGGGACTTCTCGGTTTCGAGGAACTGAACATCTGGACCATAAATACCTCGGTAGTTACGATAAGCTCGAAGCCAACGTTGTTCATCGTAGTATCGAGCAGACTTAGCTCGTTGAAACTTGTCTTCAACAAACCCAACAATAGAACCTACCTTATTATCGGGTGTTCCCTCTGGGCCTCGGTCACTTACACCGATAGCCTCTTGAGACTCCACTCCGGTAATGGGTCTATCATTAGTTGGCAGTTGCGGTTCCATTTTATCTCCTAATACCCGAATGTGCTATCAGCGGGAGTGAATTGGTTAGCTGTATCTGTGGGGTTATAATCCCACAAGTGACTTCTTGGCCTACTCATAATACCGTATCTCAGGGCATCATACAAGTGGTCATTCGATCTGGTATCAATATCTTCAGGGTTAGTCTTATCCAAAGGTAGGATAGGCAGTTCTGAAATCAAGTTGACACAAGTGTTAAAGATACGGAGAGAGGGAAACCCCGGAGCAGACTCAGACTGAAGCCTTCTGTGAATTTCGTTCTTGCCAGCTACACGAGAGCCTTTAGAACGAGGATAAGGTCTCCACCTGCAACCAGCAGCAATCATCTGCTCTGCCAGAGACGGGCCTTGATCCCCACGATTGTGCCACAGAGACGAGTCAAGGACACCGTACCTGACCTTCTCCTGCTTCTCCATATCGAGAACCATGTAAGCCAAATCAACAGCAGTTACCTTCGTGGTTACAAGTTCCCGGTAGACATAAAGTTCTCCGTACTCACCAACAGCAAACCAAAGAACACCACTCTTACTACCATAACCATAGTCACAAGCACGGAACCTAGCCCAATGCGCAGGAATCTTGAAGGGTTCAATGACGTGTACATCACGATTGAACTCAACAAAGGCTGCACCCTCAGCGATATCCCAATTACCATCTCTCAGTTGCTTCCTTTGGTGTTCAGGGAGAGAAAGTAGGTTAGCTTCGTAGTTTCCGTCTTCATATAGGTAAGGGTTGTCTTCCAGCCTCGCAGGTATAAACCTTCTCTTGAAGAGATATTGACCCTCTCTTGCATGACCCTTAGGATAAACGAGGGGTTGACCGTTCTCAATGTTAGTGGCCCAAAAGGATTTTCCCGCAGGGGCGGGGTCAATGAACATCTTCTTTACCCAACCGTGGCCCGGACCACCGGGGTTGGTAGTGGCTCGGGAGTACAGCTTAAGCCCAGAGTTTTTAGCTGCACGAAGACGAGACCTCATATAGTCCCACGGGTGGGGACTGGGGTATTGAGTAATCTCATCGAACCCGATCCAGTTAAAGGCTTGCCCTTGATAACGAAGAACGTCATCATCTCTTTCGAGGTAGGTCATCCAGAACGTAGCACCTGACGGAGCAGTCCACTGATTATCCCTCTCGTGCCACTTCATATCAGGGATGGCAAGGGGGTATAATTCTTTAGATTTCGACTTCAGTTCACGGAGTTCGTCATTCGTTCTACGAAACAGGATACCTCTGAAGTTGGGGTTGTTCATATCACGCAGGGGGTCAGCCAACATGGCGTAACTGTTGTGGGTGACAATAAAGTCGTTAGTAATGTAAAGACCATCAGGGTGAGAAACAGTAATACACCTGCCTACCAATTCCCCGCCAACCTCAACTCTATCAACAATCTTTTGAACAAGGTTACGGCCAAAAGAACCAAACTGCTTTCTTTTCATCCTAAAAGCAGAATCTGGATCAGGCAAACGAATATAAAGGTGGTAAACGTTCTGACACTCTTGGTCATAATATTTACCAATAGATTCCCTAACAGAAACTGTTCCACCCAAAGAGCGGACAAGATGACACATACCCTTACTAAGTTGAGGGCTTACAGTGTCATAGTATACTGCATTCTTATCTTTAGCAGACCAACCATCTGTATCCATCAGACCTTGAAGAATTGCTAACCTTGTCTCTTCCCCTGCATAAAGGTACTTATCAGGGATAAACTTAGAGTAACTGTTAGTTCCCAGAAGATTATAAAGTTTTAGCTTTTCAACAATGTATTTCCTATAGTCTCCTATAGGTCGAAAGCACATCTTATCTGACCATGTAACTGATCCAGTGAAGTATTCCCTAAAATGGTCCTTATCGTCTGGGTGACAAGATACAGCTATGTTGGAGGTAGTAATACAACCATCCCCGAGTAGCACACCAAGAACATAGGGATCAAGTTTGTCTTTTTCTCGTGTGGTGATATTTGAACAAACCGGAAAAGTGACGGGTATCTGAGGGGTATAACCAGATTCAATCCACGACTTGAGGGTCTTAGTCGTCACCACTTCAGAGGACTCTTTTCCAAAGACACGTTTCCCCACCTTTTTAGATACTCGGCTTGACTTCCACGATTCCCAAAGATGTTCTTCAGCCACCTCAGTTTTTGTACCATCCTTAAAATGAACAGTCCACTTCTCATAAGTATTTCTGGGGTGAAGGAGCACAATCTTTTGAACACCGCCAAAAGGATGACAAACCAAATCCCCAACCTTAAGGTCTTTACCTTTCTTCCACCCAAACGGAGTTAAGATAACTCCTTCATCGGAGAGTACTTTCCCACCACCAGCAGAACCCCCATACAGAACCTCTTGTTCAGAGGCAGCGAGGAACTCGGTTTGGGGGCCTTCGTTAGGTTCAAAGATGACCTTTTTAACGGCCTCTTCAACATCATAAGTGGCAGGCTTAACCTGTGCCGGGATCGTCATCGGCTTCGTCATAGTCTGTTCGGGAACCGGGTCCACCGATTTTTCTTTCAAGTCTTTCCGCTTTGCGGGCTGCTTCCTTGGCCTTTTCTTCATAGAGGCGTTGGATTGCAGCTTGTTGGCGACGCTTTCGTTCAATCTTGATTCTCTTTACCAAACCGACATGGGAGATATATCTCCCCGACTCTTGTGATAGCCAACCAGCGACTTCTCTGTAGCTGTACCTCTTCAGGTGTTTCTTAGCATCTTCCAGTAACTCTAGCTCGGAAGGGATGGGTTGCAAAATATCCGGGTCATCTTCGTCTTGACGATAACCGAAAGGAATGAAACGACCCAAGCGAACAACAGGGAGCCATTGAGTTCTCTTGCCTTTATCCGGCTTGGGTAGAGTCCACTCTTTTTCAATCTTCTTCCTCAGCATCTGTTGATTCTTTCTTAGCCGGTAGAATGAACAAGGGGCTGGAGGATTTCACTTCCAACCTTTCCACCTTACCAAAGTTGGCACGATCAAGAACGTCTTTGGCCGCGCTGATAATCTCCCTAGCCCCCAAGGTGGCAGGTTTCTGCATCACATTGTAGAGACTGTAGACTGCTTTGATCGAAGCTTTGGACGACAGGAAATTTCTAATCTCCTCCACAATCTCATCTTTGAGAGTTTCCATAATGGTTCGTGTGGAGTAGTTATCAGAATACCCCGCGAGGCGCTTGGCCTCTACGGGGTCTCCTTCAGCTTCGTTAAACAGTACTTCCAGAAACAGCTTCTGGTTTTCTGTCAGTTGTTTCATCAAGACTACCTTCTTTTCATAGACAGGTCAAACCCCATTCTCATCTTAGGGTGAACAAGTGGGGAGCCATCAGGACCAAGAAGGGGGCTAACCCTAGCCTCGGATTCCCAGACCTCCTCCCCTTTCACTTCCCCCCACAAATCCATACCACTGTTAAACTCTGGTTGGGTATAGTGGAAGAAGGCTTTGTTACTCTTTACTCTCTTCTTCATCGTCAAGTTCCTCTACACAGACCTCGTGGCCCTTGGCAGCGGGATCAACCACAATGTCATAGCAGTTGTCTTTGAGGAACTGGATAATACTCTCCGCAGGGATCGACAGACCAATCATGGTGCCGCTAGCCGCAGCAGCAGGGACACCAATCAACTCCCCGCTAGCATTATAAAGTGCACCACCAGAATTACCACCAGCAATACCGGCATCCATCTGAAGATAATCATGTTCAGTACCCTCGACTTCAAGTCGTCTGTTGACCGAAGAAATAATCCCCTTCGTCAGGGTGGCATCAAGGCCGAGCGGGTTACCTACAGCATAGACTTCCTCGCCACGTTCAATGCTACCACCAGTAAAGATTTTGGAGTGGATGGTATTCGGAATTGTCTCAGCCTTGAAACGAAGCAGACCCAAATCATAGTCTTTGCTATAGCCCACAATCTCCATTTGATAGTTAAGCGAACTCACAACCTCGTGACCACTGTACACCTTCTGAGAAACAGGCACACCATCAAAACGTTCATACTCAACATTATCGATTTGACCATCCGCGCCAATCACTTGACGAGTCTCTTTTTTGATGTATTGTTCAATACAGTGGTGGTTAGTCAAGAGGAGTCGTTGCTCAACCGAAATCAGAGTTGCCGAGCAATTGGCCGGGCTACCTACAATAAAGTTCGTCTGATCAATATGATTATTCATACGATCAAGGGTCCACGTTTCAGCCTTCGCTACTTGCGAAAACAGAAAGAGGACAGCCCCTACCATAAGCACGATACGCAGGGCACGAGGGAGGCTTCCCCAAAAGTTTTTGATCTTATCCACTGAACTCTCCTATCGTTTCAGTTGTCTGATGATGGTATTAGCCCCAACAGTCAGGAAGTAAAACCCCACGATTATCTTCCCTATATCTGTCTCTAGAGGACCAAGAGCATCTGTAACGCCCCAACCAAGAACCTTGTCCCACACAATCACTTTCCAAGAAAAGATAATGAAGGGCAGTGCCCACAGGGCTTGGACTAGTTTAGGAACCCATGTACCCTCTCCGGTAGTCTGGGCCTGCAACCGAGCTTCCAAGTGTTTGACAGTAACATCGGCTGCAATTCGATCACTGTCATTAGCGGCGGTCAACCTAGCTTCGTAAGCTTTCCTGAGTTGTTCCGGGATTGAACTCCCCAGAAACAGGGAAAGGATTCCCTTAAGCATTTTTAGGCTCCCGGTGTTTGAAAGAGACTACCGAAGATGTGATAACCTCAGGTTCTTCCTCAACCTCAGCATCCGAGAAGTCTTTCTTTGCTTCACTGATACCAGCCTCGTCGTCACCATCTTCTTCAACAGACTCGTCATCATAAGCACCAGCAAGCATACGGAACTTGAACAGGTCTAGGATAAGGTTGATCATCTCCTTGGTCAGGTTGGTCGAAGAGCGAACAGCAAGATATCCTTGCTTGTCCCAACCCAGAATGATACAACCTTCATACACTCCGATAGCTTGTTCCAGAACATTGTCAGGGTTCTTGGCTGCGTCTGCCGGGTAGAACTTAACGACTTCAGTTTCCATCTTATTTCCTTAGAAGAAGTAGGACAGGGCAGTAAGAACACCAGTGCCGAGGGCTGCGGTAATCCAAGTCAGAATGCCGGGACCGGGTATGGTCTTCTTGATTGCAGGTGTCTTGCCCGGACCTTTGCGAGTCGCATACTTGGAAAAGAGTTCTTCAGAATTGATCACAGTTCTAACCCTTAATCGACCGTCACTTAGAGCATCGTACACAGGAATCTTGCTGCCGTTGGCTTCATAGTTCCCAGTTCTGAAAAGGTTCTGCTCTGCTGTCCTGCGCTTGATGATTTCTTTGGGTTTAACCCAACCCATAAAACCATTGCCAGACATATTACCAGAGTTGATATCCTTTGTCAAGTTCGCTCTGTAGATTCCGCCAGTGTTGAAGTCAAAAGATACAAGGGCATCGAACTGATGTTGCTTGAGAGGAACCTTGATCGAGTTGTTGACCCTAGCTTCATAGCTGGAGAGGTCCGCCAAGAATAAATCAAGGATAGAATAGATTTCCTGGTCCACTCTTTCCTTGGTCCAAGTGCG